AATACCAACCACAGTAGCGATTGCAGACAACTGCTTCGACTCTGCCTGAGGAATAAGTTCCTCCAACTTAAGCATTGCCTGTTCGCGTACCCGATTAGCGTGATGCACAAACTCATACGCATCGTTTGCAATAATATCATTCAACTCGGCAGGAGGACCATTCTCCTCCCACTCCTTAGTCCAATAACGCAGCGTCCCATGAGGGATACCGAACTCACGCGAAGTCTTACGAACATTACGATCATTCGCAACCCACTGCACATAAATCTGCGCCTTCGCCTCATCCGTCCACTCTGTTCTAGAAGCCAACCTTTCGTGCCTCCTCCAAGGTAGCAAACCGCTGCTTCTGAGAATTCATCATATCCTGCTCCATAATCTTATTAAGCAAGTCCTGCTGAATCTTAGATTGATCCATAGCAGTCTCATCACCAGCATTCGGCTTATCCTTATTATCAATAACCACAGTATCAAGCGGTTGCTCAAGCAACTCTTCAGGCGTAACATTATCCACACCAGCCTGATTAAGCATCTTAGCGCCAACCGTAGGACCAACAGCACCACGCAACTGAAGCGACACACGAGGCTGCTCAACAGGCGGATTAGACTCAGCACCAACAGCCTGCTGCGTCAACTCAAAATGCTTATAGAACCTAGCCTGAACATCAGGAGGAAGCAACTCAAACTCCTGCGACTTCATATACGCGCCATGCGTTTCCAAATGCGTAACCTTATTCTCAAACGTCAAAGGCTGCAAACCAGCATCCATACTCTGCTGCAACATATTCGGATCCATCTGCATAGGCTCACCAGTCTCAGGATCAAACTCAGGATTCTGCATCTGATTCATCATCTCAGCCTGAGCAGCATTCGCAGCACTAACATTAATAATCATACCATCAATCAACTTATCATGCTCACGCATAGCCTGATCCTCATCAGCCTGAAACTGAGCCTGAAGATTCTTAAAGTCAGCAAGATCCAAATACTTATACGCCTTACTAGGAGTAATCAAACCCATATTAAGCATCTGAAAAACTCGAGCCTGCTTACCCGCACGAGTACGCGGCAAACCAGAACCAGCCTCAACACGAATCTGAATACCACTAAGAATATCAGCGTGCTCAAACTGTTCAACACGAGGCTTAGAACCAGCACCACCACTAAGCATCATAAGCCTAGGCTCAGTATAATACTTCTGAGCAAGATTAAGCATAAGATTACCAGCACGCTCCAACGCCTTCTCCATCATAAGAATCTGAGGAGCAAGCCTATCAGTCGCAGCCTCCTGAAGAAGATCAATAGCAACACCAGCCTCAACATTAGGAGGCACAGTACCCTGCATAAGTTCAGTCAAACCAAAAACATCCTTCAAACGCTGACCCATATCCTGAAGATGCTGAGTAACATAACCCGGCAAACCCGGAATAGGAATAGCCTCAGGCACCTTACCCGCCACAGGATTATACTCAAAGATAGCACCCGGCTCATCAGTCATACGCTGACGCAAAGAACCAACCGGAGCCAACATCTGCGGCTTCAACGTAAGATTCTTATACTCAATCAACTGACTAAGCGTACGATTAAGTTCCTTCTGCAAAGGAACAGCCTGCTCAACAACACTCGTATCCCACAACTGCCCCGGAATACGCAAACCCGGAAACTTAACAAGCGGTAACTCATTAAACGGATAAGGCCAAGGAGCATCATACAACACAATATCAGGAGCCTTAGTAAACGCAACAACACGACCCTCAGGCTTATCAGCAGTAGGAACAAAATACCCATAAAAAATCTCTCGAACATTCTCCTTAGTCTGACCAGACGAAAAAGAATAAGCACCCGGAAGAGACTCATCAGGATAACGATTAATAGCATTAGGCTTCAAACGAATACCAAACCGACTATACACCTCATCAACGCCCATAGGATGCGAACAAAAAGCATACTTACAATCCTCAAACACCTGAGCAGAATCATCAAGAAACACATTAAACGGACTAATAACATCCACACGAATATCACCCTCAAACACCTCAGTCTCAAACTGAGAAGAATCAACATTCATACTATCCATATTCTCACGAAACAAACGCTCAACCAGAGGATCAACAATAGGATTACCATTAGTAGGATCAAGCATCAACTTAACACTAGACCCAACCTTATCATCCCAACTAATCTTCCAAAAACCATTACCAGCAATAATACTCCAAAGCATAGCCTCCTCACGCTTCTCACTAAGGCTAAACTTACTCCACCAATGCTCAAGAAGATTCTCAGCCACCTGAGTAGCCTTCTGATTCTCATAGCCAGCACTAGTAGGAGTAGCAAAAAACTGCGGCTTGCTCTTCGTAAGACGGGCGAGCAAGCCCATACTATTAGGAGCGATCTGGTTAGCGACAAGACGAACACGATAGCGTGGCTTGTCTCCATCTTCAGTAGGGAGGCTTTCAATGCGACGAGTACGCTTATTATAGAATACGTATTGCTTACCCTTGTAAAAACTAAGATTAATTTTCCAAGCGCGTTCTAATAAGTCACGGCCTCGCTGCAACTCTTGGACACGACTAACGAGACTAGTTGCCGGAGCAAAACCAGTAATATTTGTGTCTCCTACTTGTGTACTAGTCTCGTACAATCCTAGCCTCCTTAAATGAATTCTAGATTAGAAGCATCTAACCCAGCCGTACTAAGTAACTCTTTATACTCTGCGGGACTAATAATCCCTTGTTTTAATGCCCAATCAGCGTCTTGCTGATCCTCATCAACTCTTAACTGTCCCAGCGGTACGTCGGTTAGAGGCTTTGCCCCCTCCACTCGAAGACGCTCCAATCGGAGTTTCTCCTCCTCCAACACTAGCATCTTCTCCAACCACGACTTCTGTGTTGCTAGGATCTCCCTCATTACTTCTAGTAAGAGTGTATCCTGCTGACTCCGCCAACCAAACAATTGTAGACTCCTTAACGAATCGTGTAAGCATATCCCCCATATACGGGGTCTGTACATTAGCAATGTTAGTATCTAGTACGCTCTCACCCGGAAAGATACGCTCTCCAGTAACAGCATCTCCACCAGTATTGTGGATACTAAACTCTGTAAGATTATTCACCACTCACTCCCCATAACATCATCATAAATATTGTTTTCTTTCTTCTTAACTCCGGGCCTATCAGAGAGGATCCAGTCTGGCAGATTATTATTACTAGTTTCAGTTACAGTATAATCTCCAAGCAAGGCTCCCGCACACCGCAGAGCAATCTCTACACTATCCAAACAGTCATCCTTAGGTTTACTCATGGCAGAATCATAATTAATCCACTCATCAATAAAATCACGATGATCCTTCTTAATCTTAACCTTACCAATCCTAAATAAAGGACTCATTGCTAGGATACGTTCAAACTTTTTACCCTTAGCGAAGATAGGAACAATGGGAGGCATTGAAGGTAATCGTTCAGCCTGCTGAACTAGCGCGGCCTGATAAGCATTCGACTCGATGCCGATGAGTTCAGGCTTAAAATTAATATAATACTCCTCAATTTTCTCCAATTGTTCCGCAAATGGGATTCGCGCCGCGTACTGCTCCAACAAGAAGACTTGATTAGAGTCAGATACTCCAACAACGCTAATAACGAACCTGTCGCCCTTCCCACTCATACTAACAGCCGGATCCACGCCCATATAACGACGCAATTTCAACGGTTGTCCCTCATCATTCCTCAAATCACTATTATCATAGTACTTAAGCCACTCACCAGACAAGTCTCGTCCAGCCATAGAGTCAAAAGCAGCACAATACTCCTGATTAAACAGTAACGGATGGTATCTTTGCTTCACATACTCCCACTCCGACCTAGCAAAATAAGGATTATCAATACTTCGATACTCTACCCTAGCAATCTGATCATCAGCCATAGCATCAGGACCCCAAAACTCGTCATAAAACCAGTTCTTACCATCAGGAGTAGTCGTAGTAATCAGCATACCCTGCTTATCAGAGAGCGAAGGGCGAGTAACCAGCCACGCTTCATCTGATTTAATGAAAGCAGCCTCATCCATCCAAAGAATATCCAAGCCTGCACCACGAAGAGACTGTGGATCTTCCGCCGACTTGAACTCAATAAGCGAACCATTAGAGAATTCGAACCGTAAGTCTCCCCGATTCTCTTTAACGTCCTTACCAATGATCAAACCAGCATCAGTAATGACCTTACGCATAGTAAGATACGAGGGACGACCCACCTTATACGATGCAGACAAAGCCCACACCCACAAAGGATCATCCCGATCCGTACCATGCAAATCCTTATGGAACTGTTCAGGGAACAAACAATAAAAAAGAACCTCCCAAGCAGCAGAAAGAGTCTTACCACCCCGCCGCCCAGCCACAAGATGCCTAAAGCGAACCAACTTACCATCATTATTATTAGCATGAAACAACGTCTGCCAATAATGAGGCAAATACCCCACACTAAGAAACCAACCAAACTTAGCAGGAAAAGCCTCAAGCATACCAGCCAACGCTACCTTATCAAGCGTAACACCCTTACTAACACTAAAATCCGCCACACTAACTCCTTAATGAGGACGATGATCCCCACACTTAGGACACTTAGAATAATAAGCAGGATGCTCTAAATCACAAGTATGACAATACCAAGGCTCGCGCCGCTGCTCCTTAACAACCCGCTTAGGCTGAACATTACTATTAAACATTACTTCCCCTTAACAAGCCCCTTAACAAAATCCTTAACACCCCAACCAAACACAACACCAATAACAAAAATAATAGAATGATGCGCCAACTCGTGAAACATAATAACTCCTTTAAAAGAATAAAAAAAAATAACCCTCTACCTATAATAATGCACCAAACTCGTAAAATGTAACATCAAAGTATAAAGTGCTAAATTTATCTGCACCGCCTTGTATATATATCACCACTGCTGAACGGGGGGTTAGGTATGTATATACCTATATAGGGCATATTTTACATTCGTGTATGCCTGTGGGTATAGGTGGAATACGAAGTATTCCCGATTTTTATATATAA